GAGAAACCTTCGACAAGGAATTCAACAAACCCGATCACAGCAACTGGAGACGACATTCTCGCAACACAGTCCAGATGTCGGTGCTCACCAAGAACAGCTCGGATCCTGATCTGGATGACGCCCTTGCCGTGAGGGCGAAGGATGAACTTGGGTACTACACGGACGAAGAGGAAATCCAGAAGTTCGAGGATGCCGAACAGTTCAAGGATGACTGCAGATGGGTGAGGGAAGTCCTAAAGTCCAAGCCTCATCTGGCGGAGATGTTCATCGCCATCCGGATGAAGGGCATGGCAATCAATGCATATGCCGAATCCATAGGGGTAGATGAGAACACTGTCGGGCATCGTTTGGCCCGTGTCGAGAAAAAACTGAAGAATCTTTATGAAAAACGTCCGATTTGACCTTCTCCCACGGCTACTGGGTAGAGGGCTGATGTTTTCAGCCCTTGGAATCCATAACAAGGAGGCTTGAGTTGAAGAACTTTGAAAGAGACAACCCCGAATACTTGGGATACATCAGAAGTCCGGCATGGCGCAAGAAAGCTGATGCCAGAATGAAGCGGGACAATGGCATCTGCCAGGTCTGTGGAAGGCAAGCAACGGAGGTCCATCACTTGACCTATATGAATTTTCGGAATGAAGGGATGGAGGATCTGGTCAGTCTCTGTCATGAATGCCACCGGAAGGCGGAGGACATCTATGACCCTGCCGTGACGCCATGGGCCATGGATGAAGTTAAGCCGGAAGGCAATAACTTCATGGCCGCGATGAGGGTGGATGCTGCAAAGGTTGCGGGGATCGTCTGGGAATACATCAGAAAGGTGCGGGGCATCGGTTTCGATTCCATGATGTCCTTCAGACAGCCGACGGATGCAGAAGGCAGGAAGTATTGGAAGAGCCTTGAGACAGCCGTCATGGCACTCTGCAGAAAGAGATATTCACTCAATACCGTCGAGGATAGGACGGATATTGTCCTATTCGCAGTGCTTAACCGTGTCAATTCCATCTGCCTTTCTTTCATCGAGCATCAGATCAGGAATGTAGTTCAGTCAGAACTCCATGATTCAGTGACCACTGAATATATGGTCTTGGAGAAATGGAAGGATGTAGCGGAGTACCTCGGAATCTCAAATGGAATGCTCCAGAAGTTCAGAAAGGATGAAGGCACAAGCTTCGGCCCCTCTTTGCGTGAGGCTGTCCTCTACTACTGTGCCCTGGATGCTTCGGCTGGCATAAGGCCTCTCGAAGGTTTCGGTTGTCTTTCCGATGAGGACTACACCCATCTGAACGGGCTTGCTGACTACATGGTTTCCGTATCCGGTACGGGAGCATTCAAAGGTGAATACAAGGGAGGTATCAATCATGCGTGATCTGCCGATTTCATATGGCAACAGCTGCAAGTCGAAATTCTGGACCAACAAGACGATCAAGTGGAATGAACTCTGCGAAAAGCTGAAGGACACGATACGTACCACAGAGACTTCGGAAGAGTACTCGAAGATGAGGAAGAGCGACCGTGAAGCAGCAAAGGACAAGGGCGGCTTCGTGGCGGGGCATCTCAGAGACAATAGAAGAAAGGCCGATACCGTGGCCTGCAGGTCCATCCTTGCCCTTGATGGTGACAGACTGGAGAAGGGGTTCCTTGACCGCTTCGTCATCGAGTGTCCTTATGAGGCATGCTTCTATACCACCCACAGCTACACTCAGGAGTCTCCGAGAGGACGCTTCCTCATTCCTCTTACAAGAGACGTCTCTCCCGACGAGTACGTCGCAATCGCGAGATATTTCGCCCAGGAGTGGGGCATTGACCAGTTTGATGAGTGTTCTTACAAACCTTCTCAGCTGATGTACTGGCCTACTACCTCATCCAATGGAGAATACATCTTCGATAGGGTTGAAGGTCCTTGGCTCGATCCTGACGAATATCTTTCCAAACATCCTGGATGGAGGGACTGCTCCCTTCTTCCGACGTCCAGCAGGGAAAGTGCTGTCAGGGAGAATGCCAAGAAGCCTCAGGAGGACCCGCTCTCCAAGAAAGGTGTGGTCGGTGCTTTCTGCAGGACCTATTCCATCGAGGATGTCATGGAGAAGTTCCTCTTTGACGTCTATGCTCCATCTGCAGTGGAGGGAAGATACGACTTCATCAAGGGTGAAGGAAGCGCTGGTGTCGTCGTTTATGACGGCAAATTCGCCTACAGCCACCATGCCACTGACCCTGCAGGAGGAAACCTCCTCAATGCCTTCGACCTCGTCAGGATCCATAGGTTCGGTGACGAGAAGGACTCCTTCGGGAAGATGTGCGATCTTGCAGTCAGGGACGATGATGTAAAGGTACAGCTTGCCAACGAGCGACTCTCTGATGCTGAGGCGGATTTCGCTGATGACGACGGATGGAAGACAAGGCTCACATACCAGCCGAAGTCCGGCATCCTGGAGAATACCGTGTCCAACCTCAACCTCATCCTGGAGAATGACCTGGATTTCCGCAACTTCGCCTTCAACGAGCTGGCCAACCGCATCCAGGTCACGGGACCGCTCCCTTGGGACAGACCGGAGGGAAACTCCTTCTGGCGTGATGCCGATACGGCCCAGCTGAAGTCAATCATCGACGCCAGGTATCTTCCGTTCTCCACAAGGAACCATGACATCTCCTTCACCAAGGTTGCGGATGACAGGCATTTCCATCCGGTACGTGACTACCTCGATTCCCTTCCCGAGTGGGATGGTGAGAAGAGGGTTGAGGATGTCATCATCAAGTGGCTCCTTGCCGATGACACCGACTATGTCCGTACCGTCACCAGAAAGACCTTTGCTGCAGCAGTAGCAAGGGTGTATGAACCAGGAGTCAAGTTCGATTGCGTTCCGGTCCTTGATGGTGACCAGGGAATCGGCAAGTCATCCATCTTTAGGGACCTCGTCACTCCTGCCTTCTTCTCAGACTCGTTGTCGCTTACTGACATGGATGACAAATCCGGTGCCGAGAAGTTGCAGGGATTTTGGGTTGTCGAGATAGGAGAGCTTGCGGGAATGAAGAAGGCTGACATCGAGAAGGTCAAGGCGTTCCTTTCCACATCCGATGACAAGTACAGGCCGTCCTACGGAAAGACCGTCGAGAGCCATCCAAGACAGTGCATCATCGTGGCCACCGTAAATGGTGAGAGAGGCTACCTCCGCGATATCACCGGCAACAGACGCTTCTGGATCATCAAGGTCCATCAGAAGAGGCAGCGCAAGGCATGGAACTTCGATGAGGAATTCCGCCGTCAGTTCTGGGCCGAGGCCAAGTCAATCTGGAAGTCAGGGGAGAAGCTCTACCTGGAGGGTGATGTGCTCGATGAGGCCGAGAAGATGCAGAAGTCTGCCATGGAGGTGGACGAGCGTACCGGCATGATCGAGGAATACCTGAATACCCCGATACCTGACAACTGGGACGAGATGGATCTGTATGCAAGAAGAACCTATCTCGATGGGAACGAGTTTGGTAGCCCATCCCATATTGGAGGAAAAGTACGTACAGAGGTCAGCAATGCCGAAATCTGGTGCGAATGCTTCAGAAAGAATATGCAGGAACTCAAGCCGACCGACAGCTACAGCATTGCGGCAATGATGAGCCAGATTCCTGGGTGGGAGAGGACGTCCCATTCCAAGAGGATTCCCATCTATGGAAAGCAGCGCATGTACCGTCGTGAGCGTGTCGCGAGATAGAAGAAATGGAACAACTAGGCGGAACAACCACAAAATTTTCCCTTATATTCGTTTGACGTTTTCGATAGAGGAAATGAAGGCAGGCCTGTGTAAACGCCCACACGCATATATAGGGGAAACATCGTTCTTCTTGTTCTTCCTGTTCCAGATGGAGTGAATTCATGAGAGAGAAAAACATAGAGAAGAAGCTGGTCGAGGAGACCGGAATAAGGGGTGGAATGGCTGTGAAGTTGGTCTCCCCTGGTCTTGATGGAATGCCCGACAGACTGGTCCTGATGCCCGGTGGAAAGATGGCCTTCGTCGAACTTAAGGCCCCGGGAGGAAGGCTGAGACCTATTCAGAGGGTGAGGATAAGGCAGCTGGTTGCCTTGGGATATGGAGTGTACGTCGTCGATTCGATGGATCAGATCAGGGAGGTGTTGGATGCGATTGAAAGTGACGTGTGACTGGTGCGGTAAGGAGTATGAAAAGCTTGAATGTGAAATGAGAGGCAAAAAACACCATTTTTGTTCCAGAACCTGTATGAATGCTTTCAAGAACAAAATCACGAATCCTGAGGGCTATTCCACTTACGCGGATTTCACCGGGAATGGAAAGCGTTTGAGTGAAATCAACCTTCGTCTGAATCCTACGAGGATGACTCCGGAGATACGAGAGAAACTTCGCAAGGCCAAGCTTGGAACTGGGAAAGGTGTCACCTATACGAAGCAGTATGGTAGACATGAACACCGCATTGTTGCAGAGCAGATCCTGGGAAGGAAGCTTCTTCCGGGAGAGATTGTCCATCACATCGATGGAAACAAGAGAAACAACCATCCGGACAACATCATGGTGCTGGAGTCCCAGTCTGAGCACTCCAAGCTCCATGTCCGCGACAGGAAATTTTGGAAATGAAGGAGGTAAGAAAATGAGATTCGTACCACACGATTATCAGGAATATGTGGTCGAGTACATCAAGTCCCACAAGGAAGCAGCCGTTTTCCTTGATATGGGACTTGGTTGAAAAGGCAAGACTGTTTCTACGCTTACAGCCATCAACGACCTCCTCTTCGATTCCTTTGATGTGAGGAGGATCCTGGTCATCGCCCCCATTCGTGTCGCCACTTCAACATGGCCTTCCGAAATCAGGAAATGGGACCACCTGAAGAGACTGACCTATTCGGTTGTGGTCGGAACAGAAAGGGAGAGGCTGCAGGCTCTGGGAAGAAAGGCTGACATCTACATCACCAACAGGGAATCTGTCGAATGGCTGGTCGAGAGGAGTGGAGTTCCGTTTGACTTCGACATGGTTGTCATCGATGAGCTCAGCAGTTTCAAAAGCCATCAGGCAAAGCGCTTCAAGGCATTGCTGAAAGCACGTCCAGGTGTGAAGAGGATTGTCGGCTTGACGGGGACACCGAGTTCGAACGGGTTGGCGGACCTTTGGGCGGAGTTCCGTCTCCTTGACCTAGGGGAAAGACTTGGAAGGTACATCACCCAGTTCCGACAGAGGTGGTTCGTGCCGGACAAGAGGAACGGTGCGGTGGTCTTCTCCTACAAGCCGATTGATGGTGCTGAGGATGCCATCTATGAGCGGATCTCCGACATCACGATTTCGATGAGATCCAGCGACTATCTGAGTCTTCCCGAGTGTGTGATGAACGAGGTTGTGGTCGATATGGACGGTAAGGAGAAGAAGGTCTATGAGACGTTCCGGAAGGAGATGGTGGCGGAGATAGGTGACAAGGAGATTGATGCCGTCAACGCTGCGTCCCTTTCCGGAAAGCTCTTGCAGATGTCGAACGGTGCGGTCTATGACCTGGATGGCGGGTACATTACCATCCATGACCGGAAGCTTGATGCACTTGAGGACCTCATCGAGGGGATGAACGGCAGACCGGTTCTGGTTGCCTACTGGTTCCGACATGATGCGGAGCGAATCAAGGAAAGGTTCAAGGTACGTGAGATTAAGGCAGAGAAGGATATCGATGACTGGAACAGGGGAGACATACCTGTCGCCATCATCCATCCTGCATCAGCTGGCCATGGCCTCAATCTTCAGGACGGTGGTTCGACTCTTATCTGGTTCGGCCTCACCTGGAGTCTTGAACTCTATCTTCAGACGAACGGAAGGCTCCACCGCCAGGGGCAGAAGGATACCGTCATCATCCACCACGTCATCTGTCGGGGAACTGTTGATGAGAAGGTGATGGAGGCACTGAAGCGTAAGGAAGGAATCCAGGATGCGCTTATGGAAGCTGTGAAGGCGGAGGTCCTGAGGTGAACGTAAGACAGAACTGGTCATCCTTGGCTGCCGCTGTCATCAACATGGCGATAAGGGATTTGAGGAAGGTCCGGGTCAAGGTAGAGTCTGATTCGGAGAACAAGGCTGCGAAGGCAGACCTTGATGAACTTGAGGGGTTCTTCGGTTCCGAGTGGTTCAGGAACCTTCTCGCGATGAGCGGCATTGAAGCCGATGATAAGAAAATCAAGGAGATTGTTTATGGATGCTAAGCAGTATCTGAGTCAGGCCTTTCATCTTCATAGGGTAATCAAGGCCAAGGAAAAGAGGCTTGAATGGCTGAGGGAAATTACACCGGGGCCAAGCATGAGGTTTTCCGAAGAGGCAAAGGTTTCTGGAAGTCCTAGAAATTCTGCTGTGGAGAATGCAGCCCTCAAAGTAGTTGCGCTTGAGGAGGAGCTTGCTGCGGATATCTTACATCTTATCGATGTCGTGAAGGATATCGAGGGCGTAATCAGCAGAGTTGAATCCATGGAATGCAGGACAATCCTGGAGATGCGTTATCTGGCCTTTATGGAATGGGATGAGATTATGGCAAGGATGGGGTACGATTCCAATCATGTTTTCTATCTTCATAGGAAGGCCTTAAAGATTATTATGATTTAGGAGGAGGCAGGGGGAAATCCCCCTGCTTCCATTTGTACTATTCACTTTGATCGTATCATAAGCTGAAATCAGGCCCTTGGTATCCACATGTCACAACTGGAGAATCCAGCCAATCCGACCAGTCAATTTTTGCAACAGTATAGTCATCGTAGTAGTCTCTGATAAATGAAATATTATCAGTGGTATTTGCCGCTTGGAGTTCTTCTGTATGATTTGGCCCCCAATAGCAGTTTGTATAATGCATTGTAGTTGATGGGTTTTTCCAACTTGTTGAAATTGTTGTTCTGTCGTCAAAATTGCAATCAGAGAATTCGTAATAGTATATTTCATGCAGGATGTAAGTATGAATGTAGCAATTCTCAAACGAGTTGTATCGTAGTGGTGACTTCGTACTTGTTCTACACGAATTATAGAAAACAGAATTTATCATCGTGTTGTATTCGAACTTTGTAGGGCCATAGTCTGATGGATTATCCATATACATATATAGGTCTGTAATTAAGTTGTTTACAACAGTAGACCCTCCCATGCAGAATCCCCAATCGGCATAGTAGCTTGAAGGGGTACCGACTTTTGTAATTCTATTGGAAATGAATGTGGAGTAAGTTTCTGAGGATCCATAGTTTCCTCCCATAATATAAAGGCAATTGATATCGTTGTTAATGAAGGTCGCGCTATATACTCTCATGTCGCCATTGATAGTACATTTCTCAACGTATCCTAAGAAACGAGAGCTGACAGTTGTTTCCCATTCCGCAGATACTTTTCCGAAAGAACTGACGGATCCGTTGATTTCAGAGTTCGTGACCCTTAAATATCCTGAGCACGCATTTTTTGCACCGCGAATTGTCACATAATCAAGCCAGTTACCATTCTCTGTGATATCCGATGATACTCCAATAATACCATCCCAGTTATCGATTCCATAACCTGTCCCAAAGAAATTAATATTGTTGTTTGCTGTTCCGATTGCTTGAATTGTGCCTTCAACTTGAATTGAATAACTGCCTTCAATTTGGATGTCTACTCCAGGGTCAATTAAAAGGGTTTGCCCAACAGGAACGACAATATTTCCATTTACAAGATACGGACTGCTTTCTTCTGTCCAATGCAAACTGTCGCCAGATAGAATGCCTTTTACTTCAGTCTTTTCTGCCTTGAGTTTTATCTGAACGCTAGAATCACTTATATTACCTGAAAAATCAGAAACCCTAAGATAGATAGTTTTAATTGTGTTTCCTGAAGACAGTTCTGTTGAAAATGAAGTTATGTACTCACCTTTATAAAAAGGACTTGAGAAAGAACTATCGTAACTCAAAAGTAGTTGATTCAACCCTGTGCCCAAATCTGCAGCGTCAATAGTAATGGTTACATTTCGTTCAGTTGTTGTGTGTTCGCCGTTGTTGACCTTGAATGAGTTTATTGTTGGAGAAATACTGTCTGTTAAAACCTGATTTGATATTTCTCTTTTCTCAAATGTAAATAAATCTTCTATGTCAACATTTTTTGTGTCCCATCCGTCTTTTACAAATGTCAGAGTGTAATCTGAGGATACATCAAGGTTTGTAAACTTGTAGAAACCGTCAGCTTTTGTTTTGTAACTGTAAGAATCCGAAGTGGTCTTGTTTGTAATTTTTACTGTTACGTCTGCCCAGTTTGTTGTGTTTGGTAGCTGAACATAACCGTAAGCCGAGGCTCCATCAGCTACAAGGTTAAATTCTCCCAAATCATTAAAACCTGCCTTTAGTGTATAAGGGAAAGATAGGCTTTCCATATTATCAGCGGTAATACTTACAGTGTATTCTCCGATTGATAAGTGGTTGATTACCCATTTGCCTTCTTTATCCGTTGAGACTGAGGTTTTGTCTGATCCTCTTGAGAATGTTACTTCGACACCTGAGTAATCAGAGGCTCCACGTACTATAACAGTACCTGAAATCTGGCGTGATTTGGATGCTTCCATACTTACAGAAGGCAGGGTTACCAATTCTCCTGTTTCAATTTTCAAGGGCGAGGAGTCGACAACGGTTTTGTAATCCTCGCATTCATAAATAATGCCACCATTGTATGTTCCAGACGGAATCTGCAAGTAGTATTCACCATCTGAGTTGGAAGTTGTTTCGAAGGTTGTTCCTCTAATAGATACCTTTACACCACTGAAATCAGCCAAACCTTCGAGGGAAACTAGACCGAACACGTTTCCGCTATTTTCTGCCAAAACAACATCTGTTAATTTTTTGGTGGTCGATTTTCCGTCTGAATCACAGGCAACAATAGTGTTGTCAACAGAAGCTGAAACATACCCCTGCTTTGAGAATTCGATTCTGAATACACCCTCAGGAATGTTTTTCAGTTCAAAGGCCCCTGTGGAATCTGTTTCTGCTGCAAAAATAGTTCCTGGAATATAAACGTCAATTCCTGCATTCTCTTCGGGGGATTTTCCCTGCAATGTTACAATTCCCTTCACCGTGTTTGTGTGACGCATAGGGATGATGCCTAAATCTACTGACTCTTTTTCTTTGAGCGAAACATCTCTTTTCAATGCTCCGTATATTTCTTTAGGTGTTGACTTGCTTCTTATTGTTGCTGACGATTGTTCTGAATTTGAAAAATAAAAATCGTATTGCTTGTCCGAATCCAAACCATAGATTTCGAAATACCCTGTATTATCTATAGAGGTAATCATTCCATCAGATGATTTAACCCAGAACTCGCTATATGTAGTTCCTTGCGGAATTGAGATTCTTCCTTTGATGTTTGGTTGAATGATTTCAGGTTCTTGTTTGCAGGCGATAAAAAGAACTAACAGTATAAATGCTGCTATAGCAATATGTATCTTTTTCTTCATTCTTAGCCCCCTCAAAAAAAAGATAATTAAATTTATCATATAGAGTTTCTGAGACTCAAGTAAAACACACTTGATTCAAGTTGAAGGCAATTAATACACTATAATCACAAAGGCCCGGCGAAGAAAAAGCTGGGCTCTCTTTTAGGAGTGGATAATGAGACGAGGAAGACCGGTTGTGGTCACATACGGAAACAGAAGCAAGCCGCGCTTCAGTTCTGTGATTGAGGCTGCCGTCGCCCTGAGCGTCTCGACCAGTACCTTGCAGAGCAGACTGAAGGAATGGCAACCCATCCAAGGTCGTGATGACATCAGAAGAATAGAGTTTGCAGAAGTCCAGGAGTAACATCCTGGTTTTCTTTTTGGAGGAACGATGCCAAGGAAACCGAAGAAGCCATGTTCCTGTTCTGGATGCCCGAATCTCACCGATAGCAGATACTGTGATGCCCATAGATCCATGGAACCGAAGCTGGAACCTAGACGTCACAACAGCTTCTATTACACCAAGGAATGGAAGAAGTTCCGAATGGAATACATCAAGGAACATCCATTCTGCGTCCGTTGTGGGAAGCCTGCTGAAATCGTTGACCACATCATCCCCATCAAGGATGGTGGTGCGTTGACATCAGAGCAGAACAGCCAATCCCTCTGCTGGGCTTGTCACTCGAGGAAATCAATTGAAGATGGGTCTCGTTATCGAAGAAAGACATATACATACTGACCCGAGGGGGCAGACCAATCCTCAGCATGGTCAAAGGCTATAGCAGGGCCCCAGTGTCAAACGCAAAAATTGGAATTCAAACAGGGTATATAGGGTGCCTTGATGGAGGTTTAACAGATGGCAAAGGATGGAACCTCCAGGGGAGGCTCTAGAGCAGGGGCCGGCAGAAAGCCGAAGGCCCTTGTGGACAAGATTAACCAGGGAGCAACCGCATCGGTGCTGTCATTCCCTGAACCAGCAGAAATGAAAGGTGAGAAGATTCCTCCTGTGAAGGAATTCCTTAAGGCATCCCAGAAGAGCGGAGTGAACCTCTGTGCTGAGGATGTCTACCGAAGCACATATCTCTGGCTCAAGGAGCGAGGATGCGATCGCTTCGTCAACCCTCAGCTGATTGAACAATACGCGATGATGGTATCCCGATGGGTTCAGTGCGAGACGATGATTTCGGAGTACGGATTCCTCGGGAAGCACCCGACGACCGGTGCCGCCATCACCAGTCCTTACGTGACGATGAGCCAGACATATCTGAGACAGGTGAATCAGATCTGGTTCCAGATTTATCAGGTTGTGAAGGATAACTGCTCCGTCGAATACGGCGGGGCCAACCCTCATGACAACCTTATGGAAAGGCTTTTGACAGCCAAGAAAGGATAAGAAGACATGTTTGAAAAAGTTAACCCTAGCCACCCTGACAAGGTGGCTGATCGTATTGCAGGCGCAGTCGTCGACCTGGCATACAAGGAATCCGAAAATCCAAGGATTGCCGTTGAGGTCCTTGTCGGCCACGGCAAGTGTTTCATCATGGTCGAGACCTCCGTCACGCCTAGCATTGGCAAGGTCTTTGATGCAGTGAAGAGAATCACTGGGGACAAGGATATCGAGGTCCGTTACATGGAGCATCCACAGGACAGACATCTTTCCCATAACCAGGACAAGGGATTCCGCTGTGGAGACAACGGCATCTTCCGAGGAGTACCCCTGACAGAAGAACAGAAGAGGCTGACAAAGCTGGCAAAGGAACTCTATGAGGCCTTTCCTTCTGACGGCAAGCACATCCTGGATGGCGACAGGACAATCATCTGCCAGAGCAATGCAGAGGATGAGCAGATCCGCCCGTTCTGTCCTGATGCTGAAATCAATCCTCTTGGATACTGGACTGGAGGAACCGATGTGGATGCCGGTGCGACAAACAGGAAACTCGGTTCCGATATGGCGGATTCCGTCACTGGCGGTGGACTTCACGGAAAGGATCTCTCCAAAGCTGATGTATCCGTGAACATCTATGCGTTCCTCAAGGCGCAGGAGACTGGAAAGCCTGTCGAACTCTGCTGCGCCATTGGTGACGGAACAATTGACGGCAATCCTTATTCAGAGATTGTGGAGATTGCACGTTCCTACATCCAGTCGCTCGGTGGCTTCGAGAAGTTCGCAGAATGGGGGCTTGTCAGATGAATGGATTCTATACCGCACTGGTGACCATCATCTGCTGCCTCTTTGGCAGTGGTGGTCTGGTGATGTGGGGACTTGAGAGGTTCTCACATCGCAAGGACAGCCATATGGATGAGATCAAGGAAGGGATAAAACTGGGACTTGAGAATGATGCCGTCATCTTCAAGGCTCTCAGGGAAAACAGGATAAACGGCGAATCGGAGACCCAGGAAGCGAAGATGAACGAATACTTCCGGAAGTCCTTCATGAAATAGGAGGGGATATGACAGACGTAATCAGCTGGATTGCAGCAAACATCGGGAACATCTGCACTGTGGCATGCGGTGTGATTCTGGTTGCTTCCGTGATCGTGAAGCTTACCCCATCGACCAGGGATAACGAGATTCTCGGCAAGGTGATTGCCATCCTCGACAAGGTATCAATCGCCAAGACCGCAGATGACAAGAAGTGCATCGAGGATGCCAAGAGGAACCTCAGATGAGCGTCGGAACAATGTTGACCCTTGTCCTTTCCGGCTTATGTACCGTTCTGGCCCTGATGGTCGGTTCCTTGAGGAAGGACCTGAAGAAGGCATGGTCAGAGCTTGATGATGCCAAGGCTGAAATCATCACAAGAAAGAATGAGATGGAGGTGGTACGGGATGTGCAGACGGAACTCAAGGAAAGCAAGGCAAGGAAAACCCCGGAGATGGTTGAGCCTGTTCCTGCTGGAGACAGTGCTTCTCGCCTCGATCGTCTCAATAGGGTGCCAGTCGGTAACAAGGACTGACCAGATTGCAAGGGAAATCCTTGTCGAGTATATGCCGGAGCCTCCAACGCTCCCAGTTTGGCCTGATGTCATGTGGGAGTATGCGGACGGCAGATATAGCCTCTGCGAAGAGGATGTGGACAAGGTCCTCGACTATCTGGAGAACAAAGTTCCTCTCTATTCGTTCGAGATGGAACGGTATGAGGAACAGGTCCGGATGGTGCTGGATGGAATCCTGGCGCTTTGAACGATAGGAGAAATTGAAATGGAATACCTGAAGAAAAGGATGGACGAGATCCATCCATATGAGAATAATCCGCGACTCAATGATGAATCCGTCCCTGATGTAATCGAAAGCATCAGACAGTGCGGCTATGTCGCACCGATCGTCATCGATGAGGATGGTGTGATCCTGGCGGGCCATACACGCTACAAGGCTCTTCTGCAGCTTGGCTGGAAGGAGTGTGATGTCATCGTCACCAAAGGCCTTACCGAAGAGCAGAAGAAAAAGTACAGATTGTACGACAACAAGACAAATGAATTTGCAGATTGGGATCAGAAGAAGCTGATGGAGGAACTCTCCGATGTTGACTTCTGTGGCTTCGACTTCGGTCAACCGGTGTTCGGTGAACCGGAAGTCAAGGTCGACGAGAAAACCGGGAGGAAGACGATGATATGTCCATGCTGTGGGGAGGTGTTCGAGGTATGAAGCTAGAGACATTGAAGCTTGTGGATATCACTCCTTATCCAAATAACCCACGAAAAAATGATGCTGCGGTCAATGCCGTTGCCGAGAGCATCAGGCAGTGTACATACATCACTCCGATTGTGGTTGATGAAGACCATGTCATCCTGGCAGGCCATACACGCTACAAGGCTCTCAAGGCCCTCGGATATGAGGAGGTCCCATGCTTGGTCTGTGAAGGACTGACTGATGAACAGAAGAAGAAATACCGGTACTTGGACAACAAGACCGGCGAAAAAGCCACTTGGGATCTCATGAAGTTGGAGGTTGAACTGGAAGGTGTGGACCTTGAAGGCTTCGACTTCTTCGGCATGGCGGAGGATTTCACCGCCGATACCGGTGCAGAGAGGAAAGTGGAAGGATCCACAGAGTATGATACGGAGGTTTTCGGAGATGAAGAGTTCAAGTACAAGTGCCCGAAGTGTGGCTTCCGCTTCAACTGATTTCCCTTGGAAGTGGAATCTGAAGGACCTGGAATCAAGGCCGAAGAACGGATGCAAGGTCTTCTCCTGCTTCAGCTGCGGAGGCGGCTCCTCCATGGGCTACAAGCTTGCCGGATACCAGGTCGTGGGCAACTGCGAGATAGATCCGGAGATGATGAGGCTCTATGAGACAAACAACCATCCGAAGTACAGCTATCTGATGGACATCAGGGATTTCGTGGATTTGCCGGATGACAGGATTCCGGATGAACTGAGGAACCTGGACGTCCTTGATGGTTCTCCACCTTGTTCCGTGTTCTCCATGGCTGGTAGCCGTGAGGATGCGTGGAACGTAGAGAAATCGTTCAGGGAGGGGCAGGCGAAGCAGAGGCTCGATGACCTGTTCTTCTATTTCATCGATGTCGCAAGGAAGCTGAGGCCGAAGGTTGTCGTAGCAGAGAACGTGAAAGGTCTTATCACAGGAAATGCCAAAGGTTGGGTCAACCGCATCGTCAAGGCATTCGATGATGCTGGATATGTGGTTCAGATCTTCCTCTTCAACGCTTCCAGGATGGGAGTGCCACAGAAGAGGGAGAGGGTGTTCTTCATCGCACACAAGAAGGACCTGGATTATCCGAAGCTGAAGATGGACTTCGGTTCCAAGCCGATTCCTTTCTCCAAGGTGAGGGAACCATATGGCAAGGCATTGGGTGACAATCTGGCTGCAAGACTGATGAAGTACAGGATTCCATCCGACAGATGCCTTCAGGACATAAACAGGAGGGTGAGGAAGACCGGAAGCGGATTCACATCCCCGATAAACCACGATGACGAACCGGTTCAGACGATCACCGCCGGAGGCTACTGCTTCCGCATGTGCGATGGTCTTCTGATGACGGACAGGGACATCATCTGCTGTCAGACGTTTCCGCAGGACTACAACTTCCTGAACCAGAACGTCCAGTATGTCTGTGGTATGAGCGTACCTCCGGTCATGATGGCGAAGATATCGGAACAGGTGTATAGGCAATGGCTCATAAAGTGAAGTACAGTCCGTCTCCATTCATGGCGAAGGACTCCCATTATGACAAGGATGCAGCTGATTATGCGGTCAACTTCATCAAATGCCTTTCGCATACGAAGGGAACCTGGGCAGGGAAGCCGTTTGACCTGATTCCTTGGCAGGAGCAGATCATCCGCGACCTCTTTGGAATCCTGAAGCCGAATGGATACAGACAGTTCAATACGGCCTATATTGAGATTCCGAAGAAGCAGGGGAAGAGCGAACTTGCTGCTGCAGTTGCATTGCTTCTCACCTGTGGGGACGGAGAGGAGAGGGCCGAGGTCTATGGTTGTGCAGCGGACAGACAGCAGGCTTCCATTGTCTTTGAAGTTGCCGCTGACATGATCCGTATGTGTCCTGCACTCAGCAAGAGATGCAAGATCCTGTCTGCGACGAAGAGAATCATCTACCTTCCGACCAACAGCTTCTATCAGGTACTGTCAGCCGAGGCCTATTCTAAACATGGGTTCAATATCCACGGGGTTGTCTTCGACGAACTCCACACCCAGCCTAACAGACGTCTGTTCGATGTCATGACCAAAGGCTCCGGTGATGCCAGGATGCAGCCTCTGTACTTTCTGATTACCACAGCCGGTACTGACACACATTCCATCTGCTACGAGACCCATCAGAAGGCTCAGGATATCCTGGATGGAAGGAAGCATGACTCCACCTTCTATCCTGTCATCTATGGCGCAGCCCAGGATGATGACTGGACTGACCCGAAGGTCTGGAAGAAGGCCAATCCGTCACTGGGAATCACTGTCCCGATCGAGAAGGTCGAGGCGGCCTGTGAGTCAGCCAAACAGAATCCAGGGGAAGAGAATGCCTTCCGCCAATTGAGATTGAACCAGTGGGTCAAGCAGGCGGTGCGTTGGATGCCGATGGAGAAGTGGGATTCATGTGCATTCGATGTGCCTGAGGATGAGCTGGAAGGCCGTGTCTGTTATGGAGGACTGGATCTGTCGTCCACAACGGATATCACAGCTTTCGTACTGGTCTTTCCTCCGAATGAGGATGATGACCGGTTCATCATAAAGCCATGGTTCTGGATACCGGAGGACAATCTGGTCAAAAGGGTGAACAGGGACCATGTCCCATATGATGTATGGAGTCGGCAAGGATGCCTTGAGACCACCGAAGGCAATGTTGTCCACTATGGATTCATCGAATCCTTCATCGAGCGTCTCGGTGAGAGGTTCAACATCAGGGAGATTGCATTCGACCGTTGGGGTGCTGTGCAGATGGTACAGAACCTGGAGGGAATGGGCTTCACTGTCGTTCCTTTCGGACAGGGATTCAAGGATATGAGCCCACCAACAAAGGAGCTAATGAAGCTCACGCTGGAGCAGCGGGTTGCTCATGGTGGGCATCCTGTCCTGAGGTGGATGATGGACAACATCTTCATCCGTACTGATCCTGCCGGGAACATCAAGCCGGACAAGGAGAAGTCAACTGAGAAGATTGACGGTGCTGTGGCTACAATCATGGCGCTGGATAGAGCCATCAGGTGTGGAAACGATGCTAGTGAGAGCGTTTATGATACAAGAGGAATTTTCATTGTCTAGTCTTTTTTCTGGCTATAACAGTAAATGAATGTGATAGTATACATGCTTGAAAAGGGGAGGTAAGACCACATGGATGAAGAATTTATGAGACAAATCGAGCAAAATATGTTTGATTATCTTGAGGATAATCCAGAGGCAACAAAGAGCCAGCTATATGAATGGTATAAACAAGAGAATGAGTCGATTACAGATGAGGTCAAAAAGGTAATCGGACAGGCATTGGATGATTTCTTTTCTGCTCCTCTCAAATACAACGATAGCAACAGGGGGAAAAGATGCACTCAGATAGAAAAACTCTCTCCGGTTTTGAGAAAACTGCAGCAGGATAATCCCGGTTTGGAAATTGATCCGGATAGGAACATTGTGCTTCTTACCAAGAAAAATTCACAAATAATAGAAAGACTGTTCTTGGAAGATGGTGACTATTATCCTTTTGCTGAAAAGCTATTTGAGAGGTTTGGAAAAGACTCTGTAATGGTCAATAAAGACAAGGCGCTGTTTGCTGTTGTAAGAGAGATTGACAGAGATAACAGTACAAATGTATGGAGATATAAACGTAACAGATGGGCCCTAAATGCTCTTGTAGAGTATATGGCTGACACAAAGAATGATTTTTGGAAAAAGCTAGAAAAAGGCGAAAAAAACTTGCCTGATAAGTTAAGGGATAAGGGTGGAACCAGTGTACGAAGCCTTTCCAGCAAAGTGTGTAAATATCTGTCTGAATATGCTTTCAAGAAGGATAACTACTTCATTGATGACAAGTTTATCAGGTGTGCATTGCTTTTCTATTTGGATTACTATGGAGTCGATCATTCTGGATTGGATACTTCGAACAAAATCCACAATCTATCGTATGAGAGTCTTTTCGACAAACTTGAAGAATTAAGGAATGCAGCTGGGGCAAAAGAAAATCATGAACTCACAAAAAATGAACTGGACCATATAATCTGGTACTGTTACAAGTCCTTCAATGCCAATTAGTTTTGTTTTATTCACGAAAGCACCTCCGGGGTGCTTTTTTGATGCCTCAAGGAGGCTGAATGCAACTGAAAAACATATTCAAATCACGAGACAAGCCCCGGAACTCAACGCCGGGGCAATCTTATTCATTCCTCTTCGGAGGTTCATCTTCCGGTAAGAACGTGAACGAGAGGTCAGCCATGCAGATGACCGCTGTCTATGCATGTGTCCGTATCCTCTCTGAGGCAATCGCCGGTCTTCCTCTTCATCTCTACCGTTACGGCAAGGATGGAAACAAGGAGAAGGCGCTAGACCATACACTCTACCGACTGCTGCATGATGAGCCGAATCCGGAGATGACCTCATTCATCTTCAGGGAGACCCTGATGACCCATCTGCTCCTCTGGGGCAATGCCTACGCGCAGATCATCAGGAACGGGAAGGGGGAGGTAATCGCACTCTATCCTCTGATGCCGAACAGGATGAAGGTCGACAGGGATAAGGCTGGCAACCTCTATTACGAATACACAAGAACCTCTGATGATGCCTTGTCCAAAGGCTGCTTCTCTGTAGTGCTGAAGTCATCGGATGTACTGCATATTCCTGGCTTGGGCTTCGATGGCCTTGTTGGTTATTCACCGATTGCCATGGCAAAGAACTCCATCGGCATGGCCATCGCCTGTGAGGAGTATGGCGCCAAGTTCTTCGCCAACGGCGCCCAGCCAGGCGGAGTGCTTGAGCATCCGGGAATCATCAAGGATCCGGCGAGGGTGAGGGAATCCTGGAATAGCGTATACCAAGGTTCCGGTAACTCCCATCGGATAGCAGTACTTGAAGAGGGAATGAAGTATACCCCCATCGGTATTTCTCCGAATGAAGCCCAGTTCCTGGAAACCAGGAAATTCCAGATCAATGAGATTGCGAGAATCTTCAGAGTTCCGCCTCACATGGTCGGAGACCTTGAGAAATCAAGCTTCTCCAACATCGAGCAGCAGTCGCTGGAATTCGTGAAGTACACATTGGACCCTTGGGTGATCAGATGGGAACAGAATCTGGCGAAGGCATTGTTCTCTGAGGAAGAGAAGAAAGACTACTTCTTCAAGTTCAATGTCGACGGGCTTCTCAGAGGTGACTATGTATCCAGGATGAACGGCTATGCGGTCGGCATCCAGAACGGCTTCATGTCACCGAATGATGTGAGGTCTCTGGAGAACATGGATCTCATCCCGGATGAAGAGGGAGGAAACATCTACGTGCTGAACGGCAACGTAGTCAAGCTCAGGGAAGCAGGTGCTGCATACAAAGGAGGCGGCAATGCCGATACAGAATAGAAAGCGGTTCTGGAACTGGACCGAACCAAGAAATGAGGATGGAGCACCTTCTGGAGAGAGGGTGCTTTTTCTTTCAGGTGCCATCGCAGAGGAAAGCTGGTTTGACGATGAAGTCACTCCAAAGCTCTTCAAGGACGAACTGATGTCAGGAAATGGGGACGTCACCGTATGGATCAATTCCCCAGGTGGCGACTGTGTCGCGGCTGCACAAATCTACAACATGCTCATCGACTATCCGCATAACGTGACCATCAAGATTGACGGCCTTGCCGCATCCGCTGCATCCGTCATCGCCATGGCTGGCACCAAGGTCCTCATGAGTCCGGTGGGACTTCTGATGATCCATAATCCGCTGACCATGGTCGCAGGTGATTCCGCGGAGATGCAGAAGGCGATTGAGATGCTGGATTCGGTCAAGGAATCAATCATCAATGCCTATGAAATCAAGACAGGCCTTTCAAGGAACAAGCTCTCAAGGCTGATGGATGAGGAGACCTGGATGGACGCAAGGAAGGCGATGGAGCTCGGATTCATCGACGGAATCCTTGAACCTTCCGATTTGTCTTCTGCACCGATCAGGGAAGAACCGGTCATGTACTCCAGGAAATCAGCTGCAAATGAACTCAGAAACAGGATCTCGGCAAGGGTGCCGAAGCCACAGAACGAGGACGGAAGAAACGTTGCTGAACTATACGAACGTCTCCGCCTCATCGAACTTTAAGGAGGATTGCACATGACAATCAACGAACTTAGAGAAAAGCGCAATGCCACAATCAAGGCATGCAGACAGTTCCTCGACTCCCACAGAACGGAGAGGGGCACCCTCACTGCTGAGGATGACGCAACATACTCCAAGATGGAGCAGGAAATCACTGATCTCGGCAGGGAGATTGCCAGACTGGAGAGACAGGAGGCACTCGATGCAGAACTCTCCAAGCCTACATCCACTCCAATCACAAACATCCCTGGTGCCATGAACGAGAAGAAGGGCCGTGCATCCGCAGAATATCGTGACGCCATGCTCAAGGCTCTCAGATCCAACTTCAGACAGATCTCCAATGTGCTTCAGGAAGGCATCGATGCATCCGGCGGCTATCTTGTTCCGGAAGAGTATGATTCCAGGCTCATCGACATCCTCAATGAAGAGAACATTGTCAGAAAGCTTGCCACAACAATCACCACTTCCGGTGAACACAAGATCAACATCGCCGGCACCAAGCCTGCTGCTGCATGGATCGATGAAGGTGAGGCCCTTACTTTCGGTGATGCAACCTTTGCCCAGAAGAACCTGGATGCGCACAAGCTCCATGTAGCGGTGAAGGTCACAGAGGAACTCCTCTACGACAATGCCTTCCATCTGGACACATACATCATCGAACAGTTTGCACAGGCCCTCGCAAATGCTGAAGAGGACGCATTCCTCAATGGCGATGGTGAAGGCAAGCCACTCGGTATCTTCGCAGACGATGGCGGTGCGGAAGTCGGTGTCACTGCTGCTTCTGACAAGGCCATCACTGCTGATGAGGTCATCAGTCTCATCTATTCACTCAAGCGTCCATACCGCAAGAAGGCAAAGTTCATTCTGAACGACCAGACGATCTCTGCACTCAGAAAGCTGAAGGACAACAACGGCCAGTACATCTGGCAGCCATCCCTTCAGGCCGGAGAACCGGACAGACTCCTTGGTTATGAGGTCCTCACATCCCAGTTCGCCCCTCAGATTGAAGCAGGTAAGCCAGCCATCGCATTCGGTGACTTCTCCTACTACAACATCGGTGACCGTGGAACCCGTTCCTTCCAGGAGCTCAAGGAACTCTTCGCTGGAAACGGCATGGTCGGCTTCGTTGCAAAGGAGAGGGTTGACGGCAAGCTTGTCCTTCCTGAGGCCGTGAAGGTCCTCAAGATGAAGGCTTCCGCATGATCGTCAGCATAGACCAGTTCAATGCCTACAGTGGCAACTATGAGGATAAGGCATCTGCTGTGGAGGTGAAGAAGCTCTTCCTGGAATCCTCGGAGGAGATTGTGGAGGGATACCTCGGTTATGATCCCGAGGCCCAACCACAGTTGGAACTCTGGGGGACGGAGAGCCTCCCTGCCTCCATCAAGCTTTCCATCCTCAGGATTGCTACGCTCATGCTCCAGGAGACCGGTGGAAACATCGGCCTCACTGGAAAGAGCTTCGCAGACAATTCAAGGACCTTCATAAACTACAGCAACTACAGGAAGTATCTTCAGCCTCTGGATCCGATCAGACTTGCGAGGTTCTAGATATGGATGAAGACTCAATGCTTTCGGTCGAAACAGACATCCGAAATGCTTTGGATACCCTGGAGGACCTTGGTGGAAGACGGTCCACCATTATGAAGCATCTTCTCTCCGGAATCGGCACCGCAGCCAAGGGAGAGGTGAAGCGAAGCTACAAAAGCCAGGGACTCGGCAAGGGGACCGGTGCACTCTACAAGAGCATCGTCAGGAAGGTGTTCCGAAACGGAAAGGCTGTGGCCGTGCAGGCGAAGGCCAGAAGAAACGATGGAGTCCTCTATGGCTATGCCCTCTCGAAGGGCTCGACCATTACTGCAAGAAACGGCAAGTGGCTGATGTTCCAGAAGGATGGGAAATGGGTGAAGGTCCATTCAGTGAAGCTTCCCGAAAGGAACTTCGTCGAGGAGCCGACCAAGGCCTATCTCCGTTCCTCTGGATTTCAGGCTAAGGTCGATGAACTCATGGAAAAGGAGATCAGAAGAATCGAGAAGGCAAACGCAAGGAAGGAGGTAGCCAGATGACCACAGAGATGGATGTCCTCGAAAGGCTAAGGGAAACCATCACCAATGGTATGGATGAGGTCGATGGAACAAGGTTCAGTGAGGACAATGTCATCATCGACTATCCGGATCCTGACTCCATGAGGAAGGACACGATGGTCTACATCCAGCCTGACTACGCGAACTATGAGGAGCTTACCACTGCATCGGATTCGACGCTATTGGATGCAACCGTCTTCTTCGTCTGCAAGGGTGCCTCATCGGAGGCTCTCGTCAGAAGGGTCTTCTCCTGTTTCTCTGCATTCTGGCAGCTGCTGAAGTCAGACGTTACGCTTGGTGGATCCATCGATTCATCAAGGATCACAGACATGGACTACTACCCATCGCTCACGGCTTCGAAGACCATCACTGCAATCGAGGCGAAGGTTGAGCTGCAGTGGGAACGTAGGTTCACTACAAGGAGATAATCATGTCATTCATTACAGGTACAGGGGCATCAGCCCAGTTTGGAAAGGAATCATCCTTCGGTACTGAGGCTACACCTACAGCGCTCCTGGACATCACATCGGAAGGAATCTCTGTCTCCGTGGAGAAAGGTGACGAGGGTTCACTTCTTGCATCAAAGACAGCACAGACAAAGGACCTGATGGCCATCAAGGTGGATGGCTCTTTGTCCCTCATCCTCCGTCCGGAGACTGCAGGCCTTCTGTTCCATGCCGCATTCGGCGGGGCAGATGCCGTATCTGAGGATGGTGAGTTCAAGAAGCATACCATCAACCTCTGTGGTGCAAAGGCAGATCTGCCGTCCTTCACCCTGGTTGTGGACAGGAACGCCGCAGTAAAGAAGTACACAGGATGTACGGTTTCCTCTCTGACCATCGAGGCTGCGGCAGGCGACTACGTCAAATGCTCTGTCGACATCAAGGGCGTGAAGGAAGAACCGGGAACCCTCAATGGTTCCATCCAGGAATTCACCATTCCGTCCTACAGATGCACTTCCGCATCCCTCAGATTCGCCGGTCAGGAATATGCCGTCACATCCTCGACGTTCAAGCTGGACAACAGCCTTGAGGATGCACCTCAGACATACAGGTCCGGTCTCTATTCCGGTCAGCCGAAGCATGGGAGAAGGGGAGCTACCATCAGCTTTGAGGTCCCGTATTCCTCAGAGATCGAGGCCCTCAAGAGCACATACCTCGTCACCGAGGAGACTGCTGCGATCGAGCTGAAGTTCACTTCCAGCAACCCTGACTACAGCATTACCATCACACTTCCGAATGTCTCACTGACATCCGTTGATGCGAATGTCGGCGGCACAGGTATCATCACCGCTTCCCTTGAAGGTGAAGCACTCAGTGTAGGTTCGGTTGAGCCTGTCACTGCAGTCATCAGAGACAAGAACGCAGAAGCGTACGGAGGCTGATATGTTCGTAAGGGACAGAAACGACAGCTGGCTCCAGAAGGTCAAGGTCGAGGTAGGGACACTCCTCGGCCTCGGATCTGATGAGGAGGCATACATCACACTGAAGGAGATTCCTACCATCCAGATGCTGGAACTCAAGGATTCCTATGAGAAGGGAGACAAGGCCCTCATGGAGTTCTTCAGGGGAATCCTTCCTTCCATCATCGTTGACCACAACTTCTATGAGACGGAAACGAAGAAGATGGAGAGTGAGGCGATTGCTGAACTTGTCTTCGGCTCTCTGGAACTCACCAGGAAGGTCATGGACACATACACCCAGGCCGCTTTTTTTACCCGTCGGAAAGTGAGCGAAGACAGATAGCCTCGCTTTCCAGGGAAGTGTTCCGGGGAAGGTACTCGAAGGAACTTTACACGGAATACCAGCATTGGCTTCCATACATCACCGACCTGTACCTCCCTTGCTGTGATACCGAAACCGGGGATTTCAGGAGTCTTCCTTTCCCTGGTTCGGTAAGTGACCAGCCGTATATGACCATGCAGGTGATGAAGCTGGTTCAGCTCCAGTACAGGATTCACTTGGATGAGAAGATGAAGAAAATGAGAGGGAGATAGACATTGCAAGACTTGTGTAAATCCCCCCCCTTGTATAGAATTACCACAATTATTGAACGTAATTTGGAGGTATACATGAAGCTTACAAAGATTGTGGCACTTGCACTTCTTGCAGCTCTTCTCGTTTTCGCAGTTTCCTGTGAAGATGCAAATCCGAAAGAAAAGACTTTGACAATCACAATTCACCGTGGAAGTAATGGTGAGGTTCTTTCAAAGATCAGCGATATTCCTGCTTCCATCACAACCTGGGCGGAGTTGATCGCTTCCGAGTATAATCATTTTGATGAGTTCGATTGGTATGGTGGATTTGGGCATGAGCCATTTGACAGAATCGGCTACGAGTTTGGTTCGGTTTGTGTAACCAATGACAATAGTGATACTTGCGGTCTGTGCGATGCCCAGGATTATCGCGCAACAATCAATGATGAAGATGCTCTCTTAGTGAAGGACGTCTATTTGTACTAAGTTGTCAGCTGAAACTGTATAAATCGCTTTTCGCCCCTTGCCCAACACCGGTGAGGGGCTATTCATTTGCGCCGGTCAGCCTTTGAGGACTGGCCATTTTTTATGCACCAACACAGGAGGTAAACAATGGCATCACAGGCCAAGGTCATCATCAAGGGCCAGAACAACATCGGAAATGCTGTGAAGTCAGCTGCCTCCGATCTCAATTCAATGAAGGCGACAGCAGACAAGCTCGGTGCTGCGCTCAAGTCTGCCTTCACCGTTACCGCAATCCTTGCTTCCGTGAAGAAGCTGGGAGAGGGGCTTGCCGGTTGTTTCTCAGAATTCGAGACAGCTGATAGGGCATACAAGCAGCTTTCATTGACCATCGGTGACGACACCGCCTACAAGAGCGCAGTCTCCACCATAGGCAAACTTTCCAAGAAGACACTCTCATCGAAAGGTGATGTGGAGGCCATGGTCTCCGAGCTTGCTGCATTGGGAAAATCCTCGGAGGAGGTGGAGAAGTTATCCTCTGCCGCCGTGTATCTTTCCAATGTCACGGGCAAGGACCTCAATTCCTCGATGACAACTCTCCTTGGAACCTACAATGGCACCACGACCCAGCTGAAGAAGCTTGGCGTTGATGTCTCGAATCTGACCAAGGATGAGTTGTCACAGGGGGCTGCCATCGATGTAGTCATCGGTAAGTTCGGAGAGCTCTCGGATGCAATGGCAGAGGCTTCCGCATCCCAGTCCCTGAAGAACATCAAGGATACCCTAGGAGACATCCGGCAGGGCTTCGGACAGATTGTCTCTACATCCATCAAACCGATGCTGGCAGCCATGGAGGAAGGGCTCACTGAATTCCAGTCCAGGTTTCAGAATGCCGTGGACAACATCACCATCATGATCGCCAATCTTCCGACTGTGATGGGGAAGGTCGTCGAGCTTCTCAAGGGCATGTTCTCAACCATCTTCGAATGGGATAATCTGAAGACGCTTGCCTCCGGATACATGGATTATCTGCTTTCGGCATTCCGTCTTCTGATTACCAACATCGGTAATATTCTTTCCCTGTTCCTGGATACGATTCCATCGTCCATCAAGGCACTTTGGAACGGTATCGCAAGCTATGGGATGTACATCATCACGAACCTCTGCGATGACATCGGACTGGATCTGACGGGGCTCATCAACAGTGTGGGGAAATGGTTGACGGACTCCTCCATCGGCAGGTTCATCGACTCAATCGTGACCGAGGCCGTCAATGGAATCAGACTGGTTTCAGCACTCCTCAAGAATGTCCCATCTATGTTTGAGCTGATTGTCGGAAACATCGGAATGATAGTCTCAAATCTGTGGCTGGATATCAAAAACGGATTCTTGTCTGCAATATCGTTCATCGTTTCGAGGCTCGGCTCAACCATCTCCAACATGAATTTTCCACAGAAGATTGAGGATCTGAAGGTGTCCTTCAGGAACGTCTTCGGTCATATCGGTGGCTGGCTTTCTGCCTTCGTTGAGACGGCGAAGGACTCCTTCCGATACATCGGGGATGTCCTCAAGGCAACCTTCAGCTGGGACACGATAAAGAACTCTGCGCTTTCGATGATCGAAAGCTTCTGCAACTTCTTCATCGATGCAATCAATTCCCTGATTCCGGATTGGTTCTCCAAGATTCCTGGAATCAAGGAAGTGAAGGGAATCTCCCGTGTCAGCCTTGTCGATGATGACAAGACCAACCCGTATGCCGGGATAAGAAGCATCACCAAGGCTTCAAGCGGCTATGTCGATGAAGTGGCGGAGACCAGGGAATCCAATGTCGGGAAAAGCCTGGTTGAACTGGCACAGAAGATGGAGACTGCAATAGGAGAGAAAAGCGACTGGGCCGACATCACGAGGCAGTTTTCGGCTCTTCTCAGCCCTGTCTTCGAGGAGTATTCGAAGGAATCTGAATCCATCGGACAGACTCTGGCTACCTGGACGCAGAAGAGTTCAGCCGAATACCTCAAGAACTCGAAGGAATCATTCTCTTCAATCGGTGGATTCCTCAAGTCATGGGGTGAGGATTTTGTAGCAGACAACAGTGAAGGCCTAGCTGGGATCATCAGCACAATCTCCTCTGTCGGAGAAAGCCTCTTCGGTGATGACATCGCGGCCTTCACCACATGGCTCGATGGATTCCTTGCGGAACAGAAGGCTGCAGTGGCGGCCAATGCCTATGCCGGTCCAAAGACTGCAGTCGGTTCATCCGAGGCAGACGATGGTGGAGTAGATGATGAAGAGAATCCTTTCAGTTCTCTGCTGGATGTTGTGAAGCCTCTTGTATCATCCCTTGGAATCTTCGGAGACATGATCAGTGGAATGAATCCGCTTGTTGCCGTACTGAAGCCGATTCTTGAAGGCTTTGTCGGCATCATGGCTCCTGCCGTGAAGACCGTGCTTGCACCAGTCATGGATGCGCTGAAGTGGATTGGGGAAGCTCTTGCAAGGACGCTTGTTCCTATCCTTGATGCAGTCTATCCGATCATGGCCATGATTGCGGATATTCTGATCACTGCAATCTCTCCTGTTCTGAGCATGCTTTCACCTGTTGTCCAGCTGGTGTCCAGTGCCTTCAGCATACTCCAGCCGTTCATCATCCTGGTCGCGAAGGCATTCACGATCCTGGCATCTCCTGTACAGTTCATTGGGGACCTGTTCTCATGGCTTGGCAGCTGGCTGAAGTACATGGGTGACTGTGTCGCAGTATGTGCATGGAATCTGACGCATTGGTTCAACCAGAAATCCTATTCATCAAGTCCGGGAAGCTTCTCCTCGGATGCCTTCTCAGGTCTGGGAGACAGGCTTTCTGCCATAGACGGCGGATACGGTTCAAGCTATGTGACTGACTCCGTTTCTACCGGAACATCAGTCAGTTCAGCTGGTTTCCAAGGGGCAACCCAGGTGACCATCAACATCTACCAGGAAGCTCCGGTCGTCGGAGACGGTGGCATGAAGCAGTTTGCCAGCATGATCCGCCAGTCCTTCCTGGAACTCGACTACTATGGGGTGACCACATGAAGATGACGAATCCAAGGCTTGACCTGTTCTTCCTCTCCGATGATGCGGAGCATGGTAAGGAGCAGAGCATCGGAACGGACGGCATCGTCAGAAACTCCATAAGCATATCGTATCAGTTACTGAACGGATTGAAGCCCTCGTCAAACAGGGCTTTCCTTACGCTTCTTGCCGACATTCCTGCAATAGAGGATATGGTCAGGGCTGAAGGAAACATCGGTGCAGTCCTTGCGGATGGGACTGATGTCTGGTTCACAGGATTCCTCTCGACGGACTGGAACTGGACAGTCACCGACAGAGGCGTTTCTGCCATCGCCGTCACCATCGAGGACGTGGGTACAAGGCTCCTGAAGAAAAGCTTCATCAATACCGGATGCCACCTCTTCCGATGCACTGCAAGGAAGATGCTGGAGGAGGTCTGTGATGCAGCGGGTGTCTCAATATCCAGGGCATGCATCCCCATCAATGGCGATGTCATACACATCGTGGAGTCCGGGACATCGTGCTCAGACCTCTTGTCCCAGATGCTCTATGAACTTGGATATGTGTATTTCTTTGATTCTGCAGGAGAGCTGCGGCTTTTCAATGTCAGTGTCAGCGACACGGCTTCCGAGACCATTGATGGCAGGAGGCTCTGTAGGTCCGGAGCAAATGCCATCTCCCTGAAGAAGGCAATCAGGAAGTATTCCAATGCAAAGGTGACATACATCGATATGTCGGAGAAGGAAGGGCTTCTCGTCTACAGGAACACCACAGGGCAGGATGACGCTCACCCATACTGCCATATGGAGCTCCTGCAGGGACAGAAGTTCGATGGAACCGAAGTCTGGTCGGAGAAGGACTGGAATGGTGATGTATCCAGGGAGAATGCCCTCATCGAGGCATGCAATGCTGAATCCGATCTTGCGGTAGGTTCAAGGAAGATAATTGCCGTCAGCAATGTTCTGGGCCAGTCGGATTCCTATGGCGGTTCCATTGCATTCTCTGTAGAAGAAGCTGGAGGCCCATATCTTTCTGTGCTTGCTGAGAACAGGGCGCCGAGTCCTGTATGGCTTACAAGGATGGATGTGTATGGGGATGTCCTCTTTGAGAAGGCCCAGTGCATCATCCGTACCGGTTCAGATGACGGAGAGACGCTGGAGGATTCAATGTCCTTTGTGCATGACAAGGATTCCGCGTCACGGCACGCTGAGACAATCCTCAGATACAGCAGGAATTCTTCCTCAAGCTATACGTTCTTTGCCAAGGGAATCGTACAGCCAGGCTCTGTCGTGCGTCTCAAGGAAGATACGCATTCAGGATTGGATGTTGTTGTCCTTGTGTATGCGGTGAAGCTTTCCGAAGGCTCGGATGTCTCGGTATGCTCTGCAGTCGGAATCTCCTCGTTCAGTCTGGATGAGAAGATCTATTCGCGCACCGTCAGTCCTGCGCCAAATGGGCTGAGAGGTGAGAAGGGGAATGACGGCAGCTCCTATACCGTGACGGTCGAGTCATCGAACGGTTTTGTCTTCAGAAAGAATACAGCCTCGACCATCCTCTCATGCCATGTGTACCGCAATGGGCTGGAGATCACGGAATCTCTGGATGCATCCCGGTTCATGTGGAAGAGGAATTCAGGAAATGATGCCCAGGATGTTTCTTGGGCGAATACAACCAAGGCCATGTGCCGAAAATCAGTAGAAATCACACCGGAGGACTGCCCTGGGAGAACTGTGTTCTTCTGTGAGGTGGACCTGCCGCAATAAAGGAGAAATGAAATGGCCAAGACTTCAGCCTCATTCACAATCATGGACTACACCGATGGTGTGTCCCTCATCACAGGCATTGATTCAAACCTTCCTCTGGTCCAGCTCTATGACCAGGAGAAGAAGACGCTGAATACATCATGGGCTACGACAGCACTGCAGCTGACACCTCAAGTCCGAATTGCGGGTGGCAGTTCTGTGGTGTCATCCCTCACCAATGCAAAATGGGCCAGACGTTTTGCCGGTGCATCAAGCTTCACCGACATCACATCCGGTCAGAACAACGAGACGATGTCCTCGACGACATTCGCCCTTACCGTCAATGCTGACAAGCTGACGGGCAACAACTGGCAGATGGATTACCGCTTCACGGCAAGCTATTATGATGCGACCCTCAAGGTCACTCTTCCAGTCGAGATCACCGTCACTCTTTCAAGGGTATCCAATGGCACCAGCTTCGTCATTGCACGCGGCTATGCACCGGGTGGGGACCAGTTCAAGAACGGATCTCCTGCAACCCTTTCCCTGAAGGCCGAGCTCATCAGAGGAACGGAGACAGATACGACATCCCTCACTTACCAGTGGGCGAAGTCAACCAACGGTACATCCTGGACGAATCTCACCGGCTCCTCGACAGGTGTCTCTTCTGGTGCGACAGCTGCAACGCTTGTCATCACTGAGGCTGCGGTGGATTCCTTTGCGATGTTCAGATGCACCATCAAGGATACAGACTCATCATCCATCACCTACAACCAGTCCTTCGTCACGGAGGGCATTGCGGTGCTGGATGTCTCAGACCCTTATCAGGCGGTCATCGAGTCAACAGGAGGCAGCTATTTCAAGAAGGGCACGGACCAGGCGACCACGTCCACAGTCCTCATCTGCCGTGTCTACCAGAACGGAACTGAGATAGATCCGACTGGTGCAAACCTTACCTATACCTGGACCATGACCGACAAGGATGGCGCCGCAGTGTCAGGATTCACTCCGACTGCTGTTGCCCATGGTTCGATCGTCACAACAAAGAAGAAGGCCATCACGGTCTCTTCGGATTCAGTCACAGTAAAGGGAACCTTCTTCTGCAGCGTTTCCTGAGGAGGATTCATGCTCTGTTCCGCGCAGTTCACAATAGCGGTTGTAAATGATGGCGCACCTGGCACTCCGGGAAAGAACGGAGTCGGAATCTCTTCCGTGACGCAGACCACAACCTCTTCAGCTGATGGTGGAAGCAATGTGATCACCGTCACCAAGACAGATGGAACCACATCCACCTTCACGGTCCTCAACGGTTCGAAGGGGAGCACTGGTGGAAAGGGAACGGACGGCAAGGTCTTCATGCTGGTGTCTGCTTCAGAGACCTATATGAGGGACATGAGGCAATCCGGTAACCAGCCGTCGATTACAGTGGCGACACAGGTGTCGGGATATACGGGGACTCCGTCTGTGACGGTATCTGCCGGAACCTATTCCAATGGTAAGCTGACGTTGCCTTATGCAAACACCTATGACTCCGTCACCATTACTGCAACCCTTTCTGGTGCACCTACGCAGACGCTGGTCCTGTCGGTTCTGGACAAGACCGAATACCGCAAGTATTTCGGTATGCTGAGTTCAGATCCTACAGGTTCTGTTCTGCTGGGTGACCATTACTACAACTCAATCACACAGAAGATTCGCTATAGGAAGGCATCATCCTGGGTGGACCTGGAGAATGCGGAGATTGATGACCAGAAGGAATATGCCTCCATCCTTTCCAATGCGATGGGGCATGTCCTTGGTTCCATCGAGTCCGGTTCCGTTGTCTCGTCCTACTATGGATATTTCCAACGCATCATCGCAGGCATCATCCATGCTGAGACGATCACTGTGGATGCTGCCAACATCAACGGCAAGATCAGCATTGCAGATGTCGATGGTGGTGGTCTTTCCATGACCAAGGATGGCATTGGTGCAACCAGTGCAGATGGCAAGTCCAGCTGGCAGATTAACGCCGATGGAACCGCTACGTTCAGGAATGCTTCCGTTACAGGAAACCTTGAGGCCAGGAAGGTAACGCATGATGCGTTGAAGACGATTGATGCCATGACAGGCAAGTCCATCGGTTCGACATCCATGCCTGCTGTGACGTCGAAGACATTGTGGAATCTGGACACGACAATAGCCGGAATCCGCAGTGCATATCTCACAAAAGGGCACAACTACACTGGAGCGACCATCAATGGTGTGGCGGTGAGACATGCGGCAGTGACCACAAACGGTACGTCTGCAAGCGTTTCTTCTCCTGCTTCAGGAACTTCCCTGGCCATTGGGACAACGTATTCGGGATCTGTTACGATCAGTGCCGGAGACAGCAAGGATGTCGTCTACAAGCTTCTCAATAAGTACAGCTTCCCTATATGGGTGAAGGCTTCCACATCCCTTGGAGGAAACTTCAACGGCATCTATGCCAGGGTCTACAACACCTCTGGAAACTACGTGCAGTATGCTGAAGATGCTACGGTCAGGGCGATCCTGATGCCGAATGAAGGCATCACCATCCATGGACATTCGAGCGCATGGTGGGGAAGCAAGACAGGTTCCGGTTCCATCGTATGCAACATCTCGTCCGGTTATGCGGAGACCACGACACCGCAGCTGCTCTTCAGCACCAGCAGAACCTACAGCGGAGGAACTGCGGATGCATCCTCCACAACTAAGTACATCTCGATCGGGACGCTGACATTCACGTCTCCATCCAGATACCTTGGAGTGACCTACCAGGGTGCACTTTCTGGCATCTGCAGGAAGAACGGTTCAAGCTATGTGGACCTATCCGTGAAGTCCTCCAGCCAGTACTTCGTCATCTATGACCTTGGCTCGGAACTGTCATCGGTTGAACTCTACTACAAGAGTTCAGTGTCTGTGACGGAGGATTCCTGGGAGGACGATGACGGCGAATCGCATTCTTCGACAAGCTACGACTACACATCCATAACCGTTGGAAGGTTCGCTTGGACGGCATTCAGGACGCTTGGAACGGAGCCTCTTGTGATCACCGACACGAACAACAGGGAGTACAGGTATTCCAATGACGGTTATTCCGGTCTCCATCGTTCTGATTCCATCTCAGCATTGTTCGGTTATACGGCATCTCCAACGATGTATGCAGGAAAGAATGCCTACGATACGATCCTGAGTACCCTTGGAGTCGGCATCGGCACCTACAGCCTCAATACATCATCGAAGATAACGGTCAATGGAAGCACGCTTTCATCCTTGACCTATATGACGGTGGGCTCCGACAGAATCACCTTCGAGAATGCATCCGGCAGCATCACGTTCTATACGACAGGTGATACGGCATCAGATCTGAAGTCGGCCTACAGTGCACTCTCAGCCTATATCGTGCTGATGGCTTCCACGTTGGGTGTGGAGACTGCCGACCTGAGGCCGAAGTCCAACAACGCATACTCCATAGGCAAGGAAGGCAACGTCTATGCCAGAGGATACTTCAACACTCTGAATGTAACCACTGTCAATGGAACCACGGTCTATGGCTGTGTGTTCAACTAGGAGGGGGAAATGGCTACAAGAGGCCAGTCGATTACAAGGACAAACATCTCTGCCTCTACCTCTGAGACCAAGGTCTATGACCATGACTCGGGTGGAAACAACGGGACCTACTATTACTACGTCTGCGCTCCATGCTGGCGGGTGCAGATGAAACTATCCAAGAACTGGGGCTCATGGGGAAGAACCAATGAGTTCTATGCAGACTATTGGAACGGCTCATCCTGGGTGAGGGCGATGACTGTATCCAGAAGCAGAAGCCAGACCTCCAGCGGGGAGACCAACGACTACATGTACCACAACTGGAATGGCTCATCCACGTCAGGGGATGTTCCAAATGCTGACCTCTGGAGGATTATCTTCAATCCGGCAGAGCTGTACCACAGGTATCTCTACATCGTCACCGGAGGCATCGGAGCCATGAACCCGACGGTGTATGAGGGCTGGAAAAAGAAGAAGATTTATTCAAACGGCAACCTGGGTGCGTTCATCTACAGGAATGGTGATGCCCAGTCTGACGATGCGGCAAGGTCGTACTTCAGGAACTCGAACAACAGGGGGACTCAGGTGCTTGCCGCCTATGACACCCACTGCATCTACACAGACTACTACAGATGAGGAGAAACTATGGGACTCAGAATGACATTGCCCAAGGAGAAGAACGGGCTCTATACGGATTTCATTGATGCATACTGGTGCGTCAGGAACATCGCATATTCTACAGACGAGGTCGGGGGAGAACTTCTCTGCTTTCCATCCAGGGAAGCATCTCAGATGCAGGGGCTTCAGCTTGATGACCCGTATCTGTCGGTAGGTGGTCCTTCCAATGACCATGTCTATGCTGTCATCTACAGCTGGCAGTTCCTGGCAAGGATTACCGATATCTTCCCGTCGGGGATTCCGTTGAATGCGGACATGCAGAAGACTGCAATCTACAACTGGATCAAGGCATATACGCAGATGCCGTTTGAGGATGTGTTTGAAGAAGAATGATGAAGGCCACTTGGGGATTTTTCCTCAGGTGGCCTTTTGTGTTCTAACAGGTACTGATAGTCACCTCAAGAATTGGTTATAACGGAATCGAACCATCAGAGCATTTCACTTCAGAGAAGTTCGTAGAAACATTCCAAAATTGTCCAAGCTCAATGTTGTTCCATTCGTCCATGGTTCCTTCGTATTCAAAAGAGGAAATAGATGCATGTTCAAATGCATAAGCTCCAATTGACTGAACAGAAAGTGGAATAACAAGTTTGTTTGTTCTCAAATAGCCAAATGCACTTCGTCCAATGGATTCAATGCCATTGAGAAAGTCGACCTTTAAGCGCAAGCAGTCGAAGAACATTCCGTCTGGAATTGACTTCATACCCTTTGGGAGTACGACCTGGTCTAGAAGCCAACAATTTTGAAATAAGTCTTTTCCAATATACTGAACTGTATCCGGGATGATAATACTCCTTAATCCAGTGTTTTCTCCGAAACACTTGTCCCCAAGGTACGTTACACCTTCCGGTATAACTAAATCACCTTCAATTCTTGATTCATAGAAAGCTCTGTCTCCGATATGCTTTAGCGTACTTGGCAATGAAACCGAATGTAGATAGTAGTTCTCAGCAAATGCATTATCACCGATTGTCTCAATACCCTCTGGAATTGAAACAGCTGTTAAATTTCGGCTGAAATTGTAGAATGCCTTATTCTCGATTTTTAGAATTGGGCAATCAAGGAATGCTTCAGGCAAAACTAGAACTCCTTTTGATGTCAGTGCATTCAAGGAACCTGAAGTTAAAGAGCTGTTTTCTACGTCAAAATTAAAGAATCTCTCAGGAGCGTTCTCTCCAATCGCATATAAAATGCAGTCGGAGGATGGCATTGTAAAGTCCTGACTTGCGGTTTGACCGCTCGCATAAATCCAAGAGTAGAAGGTGTCATTTTCGATTTCTGCTTCCGGAAGAGTATAGTGGCTCCGTTCTTCCACGACATATTCTTCAGTGGTGTCTTTATTAAATACGAGTGTTAGGACATAGCTTTTAGGTGGTTCAGGTGTAAATAGAGAACAAGAGTTCAATACATAAACAAGTATCAAAATTAGAAGACTCAGTTTTTTCATATTTCTTTCCCTTAATCTAACATAGCATGAAAAGCATAAGGATTGAAAGAAGGGGAGAAATGCGAGAAAAAGAGTATGCGAATCGAGTTGCTGATTCTTTTGGATTGGGCCTAGATCTCAAGATTGGAGGTGATAGCGACCATGACGCATGGAAGAATGGTATGACGCAAATACAACTTGACGCCTAAACAATAGATTCATCGACTGCATGGCTGATTTGTATTTGAAGTACGGTCATCATGTTGATGAAGATGATGACTAGGATCCTTCTCGAGAGAAGAACTAGCGGCCACTTGGGGATTTTTCCTCAGGTGGCCTTTTTTGCGTTTACAGCAGGCTATCCAGCATCAGACAGAATTCAGGGAAATCTATGTCATCGCAGAAGGCTGACACTTCCTTGCTTCCATCTTCATAGATGATGTCCAGAAGCTTGTGGTTGTCCTCTGGAGACCACCAGGTCGAGATGCAGACGCCATCCAATCGGACGTCGTGTTCAAGCCAGTAGAGCTTGCGCTTGTCCATGTCGCTGACAAGCAGTTTCCTCTTGGCTGGCATTTTCCAACTCATTGTCTTGTACAGTAGTCTCTCGTTTTCTTTGGCTTCTGCAGCTTCCTTTCTGTCCATTTCCAGTCTTGCCTCCAACTCTGAGGTGATGAGATCCATCTCGGAGAACAGTTCGTCCTCACTGAACTTTGAGTAATCTGTCATTTTGATTACCTCCTATATACTACAGCGCAATAAAAGGCTAAAAACGTCAGATTTCTCCGATGGACATCACTAATGCTCCCAAGTTGGTATGAATACATCCGATTCTGATGCCTCAAATCCATGTTTCTAATCTTTTTCAAAAATCTTTTCCAAAACCGTCAGATTTGACCTTCCGCCGAGGCCTACCTTTAGAGGGCAATGAAATTTCTGCTCTCGAAGTGAGGTAAACGACATGAGACAGAAGCTCAAAGTCAGTATTTCAAAGAACCTGAATCCTGCAGGAGTTGTTACATGCAGAAGCAGGAATGTAAGGGAAAGGTTCCTCAAGTTCCTTTTCGGAGACAAGAGGAGAATCACGATTCTCATTCCTGGAGACATCGTGAATGAAGTGGCCATCTGTGAGGCCGAAGGAGAAGTACATGGAAAAGCTTGAGATCACGGAAGACGTAAGGAAGGTCCTGCTGGAGACGGCAGAACACTATGAAGGGTTGGCAGCATGTCTCAGAGCACTCTGCTCAGAGGAAAAGAAGGATGAGGATGACGGTCAGCTGATGCTTCCTCTCTTTGATGAAGAGGAAGAGAAGCCGGTCATCACGCTTGAAGAGGTGAGGGGTATCCTTGCAGGAAAGAGCCGTGACGGGTTCACCGCCGAGGTCAGGGCTATCATCACCAAGCACGGTGCAAACCGTCTCAGTGAGATCAAGCCTGAGGACTATGAAGCGGTGCTGAAGGAAGCGGAGGAACTGGGTCATGCCTGATGTACACGCAATCCTCTCGGCCTCCTCATCCCACAGATGGCTATCCTGCACTCCGTCCGCAAGGCTTGAGATGGAGTTCGAGAATCCAGGTTCCGAAGCTGCGAGGGAAGGCACAGCTGCTCATGCCCTTGCCGAGTACAAGATGAGGAAGGCTCTGGGATATGGCGGAACACGTCCTGTTTCTTCCTATGACTCGGGTGAGATGGAAGACTGTACCGACAGCTATGTCGGGTATGTCATGGAGCTTCTTGCCAAGGCCAGGACTAAGTGCAGTGATCCTGTTGTCCTTGTGGAGCAGAGGCTGGATTTCTCCAGATATGTTCCCGATGGTTTCGGTACAGGTGACTGCATCATCGTCTCTGACGATGTCCTCCACATCGTTGACCTGAAGTACGGGACCGGCATCCTGGTTGAGGCTGAAGAGAATCCTCAGATGAAGCTCTATGCACTTGGTGCCTTGGAGATCTTCGATGCCCTCTATGACATCAGGGAGGTCTCGATGACCATCTTCCAGCCGAGAAGGGAGAACGTGTCCACATGGACAATCTCTTCAGAAGAGTTGAAGGCTTGGGCTGAAGGGGAACTCAAGGAGAAGGCGGAACTTGCCTTCAAGGGTGAAGGTTCCTTCGTCTCCGGTCCTTGGTGCACCTTCTGCAGAGCTTCTGCGAGATGCAGGGCCAGGGCCGAGGAGAAGCTCGAGCTTGCCCAGGAGGAGTTCAGGCTTCCACCGCTTCTCACGGACAGCGAGATCGAGGAGATCCTGAAGGTTCTGCCGGACCTCACCAAGTGGGCCAATGAGATTTCCGACTATGCCCTGGATGCTGCGGTCAGACAGGGGAAGGTGTGGAACGGCTTCAAGCTTGTGGAAGGCAGATCTGTCAGAAAGTACCGTGACGAGGATTCTGTTGCAGAAGCTGCAAGGAAGGCTGGCTTCACGGAGATCTACCGCCAGTCCCTCATCCCCATGACGGAGATGCAGAAGCTGATGGGCAAGACAAGATTCGAGGAGGTGCTGGGAGACCTCATCTACAAACCAGCGGGAAAGCCGACCCTGGTCCCTGTGACGGACAAGAGACCGGCTATGGACGTATCGAACGCAAAAGACGAATTCAACGTAATCAAGGAGATTTGACGATTATGGCAAACATTTCAAACAAGACAAAGGTTGTGACAGGCATCAACACAAGACTTTCCTATTTCCACGGCTGGGAACCGGTATCCATCAACGGTGGTGCGGAGAAGTATTCCGTTTCCGTGCTCATCCCAAAGAGCGACAAGGAGACCGTGGCTGCAGTCAATGCTGCAATCGACGCTGCAATCGAAGAGGGCATCGCGAAGTTCGGAGGCAAGAAGCCTAACAGGGCTGCAATCAAGACTCCACTCAGGGATGGTGACATCGAGCGTGATGACGAAGCCTACAAGGGGCATTGGTTCATCAACGCCAATTCCACCACTGCACCACAGATCGTGGACAGAAGCGTGAAGCCTATCCTCGACAGAGGTGAAGTCTATTCCGGCTGCTATGCACGCGTCTCCCTCAGCTTCTATGCCTTCAACTCCAACGGCAACAAGGGCATCGCCTGTGGTCTTGGAAACATCCAGAAGGTGAAGGATGGTGAGCCTCTCGGTGGCAAGGCTACCGCTGCCGATGATTTCAAGACAATCGAGGATGATGACTTCCTGGCATGACGGGAATTGTACTTGGGCGGCATGGGGATTCCTGTGCCGTCTTTTTCTTTATGGAGGTGAATCATGAGTGAGATAAAGGAACTCCATCTGGATGTCGAGACCTATTCCTCCGTGAACATAGCGAAGGGTGGTGCATACAGGTATGTGTCTTCGGAGGACTTTGAGATCCTGCTCCTTGGCTACAGCGTCAACGGAGGGGATGTCAAGGTCGTGGACTTGGCTTCGGGAGAGAAGATTCCTGATGAGGTCATTTCTGCGATAACTGATGATGGTGTAATGAAATTCGCACATAATGCGACATTCGAGAGGGTATGCTTCTCATCCTACCTCGGACTTCCTGTCGGAAAGTACCTCAACCCTGTGTCTTGGCGCTGCACGATGGTATGGTCAGCCTATATGGGATTGCCGCTTTCCCTTGAGGGAGTAGGTGTCGTATTAGGGCTCGACAAGCAGAAGCTCTCGGAAGGGAAGGACCTCATCAGATACTTCTGTGTACCTTGTTCTCCTACCAAGGCCAATGGCGGCAGGACAAGGAATCTTCCAAGGCACGACAGGGAGAAGTGGGAGCGCTTCAGGTCCTACAACCTCCGTGACGTAGAGACGGAGATGGAGATTGCCCGTAGGCTCTCCAAGTTCCCTGTGCCTGACTTCGTGTGGGATGAGTATCACCTCAGTGAGGAGATCAACGACAGAGGGATCCTGGTGGACATGCCTTTTGTAAGGGAAGCCATTTCACTTGATGCGAAGACCAGGGAGAAGCTTGTCCGGGAGATGCAGGAACTGACGGATCTGGAGAATCCGAACTCCGTGGTACAGATGAAGGAATGGCTTTCTGACAAAGGTGTCGAGATGGATACCCTTGGTAAGAAGGCTGTGCATGCCAAGATACCGGAGACTGAAGGGGAAGTCAGCGAGGCCTTGTCCCTCCGTCTTCAGCTCGCCAAATCCTCCGTAAAGAAATACCAGACAATGGAATGCGCAGTATGTGCGGATGGCAGGGCAAGGGGAATGTTCATGTTCTATGGAGCCAACCGAACCGGTCGTTTTGCCGGCAGGTTGGTGCAGCTGCAGAATCTTCCTCAGAACCACATGCCTGACCTGGATGAAGCGAGGAGTCTTGTCAGATCCGGGGATTCAGAAGCAATGGATTTGCTCTATGACGATATCCCTGATGTCCTTTCCCAGCTGATAAGGACGGCATTCATACCGGAACCTGGAAAGAGGTTCTATGTGGCGGACTTCTCTGCCATCGAGGCAAGGGTGATTGCTTGGCTTGCAGGAGAGGAGTGGAGGACGAAGGTCTTCCAGGAAGGAGGTGACATCTACTGTGCTTCTGCCTCCCAGATGTTCAAGGTCCCTGTAGAGAAGCATGGCATCAACGGTCATCTGAGGCAGAAGGGTAAGATAGCTGAACTAGCCTTAGGCTATGGCGGATCTGTAGGTGCTTTGACTTCAATGGGAGCCTTGGAGATGGGACTGTCCAAAGATGAACTCCAGCCACTTGTCGATGCATGGAGAAACTCCAATCCAAACATCGTGAAGCTGTGGTGGAAGGTCGATGAAGCGGTCAAGAAGGCTGTCAAGGAAAGAAGCGTCCATAAGGTAAACGGAATCACGTTCTGCTGCAGGAGCGGGATGCTCTTCATCACCTTGCCTTCCGGAAGAAACTTGGCTTACGTGAAGCCTCGGATGGGGGAGAACCGCTTCGGTGGTGAATCAGTCACCTACGAGGGAGTCGGTTCCACCAAGAAATGGGAGCGGTTGGAAAGCTATGGTCCGAAGTTCGTCGAGAACATAGTCCAGGCGATATCGAGAGACATCCTGATGCACGCCATGAAGAACCTGTGTGACATGAGGATTGTGGCTCATGTCCATGACGAAATCATCATTGAGACGGATGGCTCTGTCTCCTTGGAAGAGGTCTGCAGACGTATGGCCATGGTTCCATCCTGGGCAGATGCCCTTCTGCTTCGTGCCGATGGTTATCAGTGCAGCTTCTATAAAAAAGATTAGAAATTTTCAGAAAAAACGTCAGATTCCACCTCCTGCCAAGGCCTACCTTTAGGAGGTGGTGTTTTTATGGATGCTGCTGAAAAGGAAAAAGGTCTTGGGAATATTGTCATATGCAAGGAAATGATGACTGAGGAACAGCGAGAATCCTATGACAGGTTCATCGACTGCATGGCAGACCTCTACCTGAAGTATGGCCATCTGTTGGATGAGGAGGATTCCTGATCCCCTGGATTTGTTTTCCGTACCACCGATAAACATGAAGGCTTTTACGCGCAGACGAATGGTCCAATGCGCGACATGATGGGATTTGATATTTCATAAGGAGATGCGCAGATATGACCAAAAAGAGAAAGTGCTATACATACCTGAGGGTTTCCACAGAAAAGCAGGTGGACGGTTACTCTATCGACGCCCAGCGGAAGAATGTCCAGAAGCTCGCTGATCTAAAGGATTTTGAGATTGTTCGTGAATACGTGGATGCCGGTTTTTCCGGTGCTGATGTACAGAATAGACCGGCTTTCACCCAGATGATGAAGGACATCGAGAAGGAAAGGGATGGCATTGAATATGTCCTTTCCTTCAAACTCTCAAGATTAGGCAGAAACGCCATCGATACGTTGGAGAGCCTCAGGAAAATGCAGAGACATGGTGTCAACGTCCTTACCGATGACGGCGCTGTGGATTCTTCCTCCGCCTACGGAAACTTCTTCATTCTCATCATGTCCGGCTTGGCTGAGATGGAAAGGGAGAACATCCTGGCGCAGACTTTTGCCGGGAGGGTTGAGAAGGCTAGACAGGGAAGATACAACGGGGGACAGGCTCCATATGGTTATAGAATCCGTCCTGCCTCAGCCAAGAGCGAGAAGGGTATCCTTGAGATTAATGAGGATGAAGCTCCTCTCATTAGGCTTATCTTCGACCGTTACGTCAACCATGAGCAGGGGGATGGCAAAGTTGCCGAATACTTGGTTACCCATGGCTACAACAAGGCATTGAGGGAAAATGGCAAGCTCATTTTCGTCGATGAATCCTTCGTCGGGCATGTCATCACGAATGCCGTCTACTGCGGGACCATAGTCTATGGCAGACGTAAGAACATGAAGGATCCTGAAACAGGAAAAGTTGTTGCTAGGCTTACAAAGGAATCCGAATGGCACAAGTCCGAAGGCCTCCATGAGCCGATAATCTCGAAGGAACTCTTCAACAAGGCTCAGGAAATCAGAAAGAAGAACACAACATGGCAACCTAAGGTCTACTTCTCCGACCATGCCAATATCTTCTCTGGCCTGCTTGTCTGTCCTGAATGTGGTGCTCGTATGCATGGTGTCGGAAGCTTGGGGAAGAAGAAGGTCAATGGTCAGCCTGGCGCTCCTCAGTACTATTATAAGTGTTCAAATAATCGCAGAAGAAAGGGTGAGTACCGTTGCTCCAATTCCAAGGGAATCAGACAGGACAAGATAGATGCGATGATGGCGAATGTCATCGTCAGAATTGCTTCTGATGAAGAATTCCGCAAGGACATTGCGTCCCGAATCGGCAATTCGGTCGATACGAGCGAATACGAGGAGCAGATAAGGAAGCTGTCCAGTCAGATTAGAAACAAGACGAAGACGCTAAAGAGGAAATCCATGGCCATCGATGATTTCGACTGGGACATGGTGAATGCGGACGCTGTCTATGATGCGCTCAATGAAGATTATACAAGGCTCAGCAGTGAGGTTGTTTCCCTTGAGAAGAGTCTGCAGGAAGTAGAGGAAACGCTTGAGGGTATTAAGGGGCAGCAGATAACGAAAGACAATGTCTGTAGATTCATCCTTAAATTTGGTAAGGTATACAAGAAGCTTTCGGAGATAGATAAGAAGAAACTTGTAAGGGAACTGATTGAATCGGTCGAATTGTATCCTGTTGAGAGGGAATACGGTTCCCTTATCAAGAGCATTACATTCAAGTTTCCATTGAACAAGGACAAGTCCAAGTTTGATGCGGCGGATATCAATTCCTGTACCACTGAGAATCACGTCGAGACCGTAGTATTGATGTCAAGGGTTAAGGATAAATAGTCCTGAAAAGCCTTGATTTCAAGCCATTCTTGGAATTTGGCATCAGGAACAGTCGGTGAAGGAGGGCACTCTGTGAGAACCTATCGACCGCACTGGTTCAGAGGCGATTCGGGGTGGTTTCGTACAGTTTAGGCTGTGGATTAGATGTCAGGTTTTGAGTTAGTGGATTAGATGTTTTTTTCGACTGAGTGAGCGGATTAGATGTTATAAGAACAGAAATAAGAGCAATCGCACTTACGGTTAGCCAAAGTGTGTTTGCTCTTATTTTTGGCTCTTCACGGATTTCTGTGGGATGAACCTCTGACAGATGGGATTGCCATGTACCTTATCAATGTGAAGAAATAATGTTCATCACGGTAGCCGTAGCCTATGCGCTTGGCTACCTTT